TTGCATTAACTGAAACTTAAGTTGCGCTTCAGTTTGTAGCTTTTGTATTTCACCCTGTGTTTTAACTTGTGCAAGTTGTGCTTGTGTTTGAGCGGACATTTGCTCTTTTTGCATTTCAGCTTGTGCAGCTTGTTGTGCTGATTGAGCATTTGCTTGCGCTTGAACTTGTATATTTCTTTCAGCTGTAGCTTGATCTCTAGCTGTTTTCTTTTGTCTTCTTAATTTTAAAACTTGATTTGCTAGTTTTAAATTTTTAATTTGTCTAACGTCAATAGCATCTTCAAGTTCTATACTGTTAGACTGTAAAGCCATTTGTATATTATTTTCCAGTAATTGTTTTTCTTCTTCATCTGGTGCTAACTCAATGAATATACCAAAGTCATATAAATACAGATCAGTAAGCTCTGCTAATGTAGCTACGTTGTGAGCTCCAACAGCTTGTATAAACGCGTCTCTTGTTGGTGAGTACTCTATAACATCTGATATTCTTAATGATAATGATTGTGCTAGTTCAGTTGTTAAGTATAAACCAGACTGCAATATATGTCTTGTGGCTGTATTACTATTTGCTGCTGCCATCTTTTGTATACCAACTAAAGCGTTTTTGTCTGGCGTACTACCATCTCTTGCTTCATTTAACCCGGTTACATCTCTTATCATTTGTAAATAATAATTGTACGTTTGAATTAAACTTTGCATTTTAGCGCCACCATTGCCACTAGCTATTTCTTGTATAGGCACTTTACCAGGATTCATATCACCTTCTTGCGTTAGTGATCTACCAATGATACTACCAGTTTGGAAGAACATATTTAATGCCTCTTGTGGGTTATAATTTGTACCGTTACCTAAATCAACTTCAGCTAAACCATCAGCGTCTAAGTAAACACCATCAGGTACCATACGTGACATAACTTGTTGTATCTTTAAATGTGTTAGCTGTATCATATCAGCAAAACCCGTTATACGTCTTACTAAAGATTCTATTCTACCTTTATACATACGTGGTGCTACTATATTATAATTCATTTTAACCTTAGTGTAATCACTCTTTGCACGTATTTGATTTTCAGCTAAGTTCCACTTTAATAAATTTTTAGTACCTACTATTAAAGCTCCTTCATATAACACTTCTATAGCTTTTGAAACTCTTTCAAAGTTACCATCGTTAGGTGGATTAAATGTATCATCTTTTTCAATAGCTTTTTCAGCGCCTGATCCTAATGTCTTTACTTTAAATACATTATTAGCGTATGTCTTATAGTTAAAATATAATACAGTAATAATGTTTTCATCTAAATTATTATCTTCGTATTTAGTTCCATACCTTGTTGCTTGATATGCAGGCTGTGATGGTTGTTGCTGTATCTCTTCAAGATCTTCATCTGTTAAATCTGGAAATTGTTTTTTAAGCTCATTTATAGTTACGTTCTTTGCTTCGCCAACATAATATATATCTTCAAAGAAAGGTGAATCGCTATATGAATAAACTAAGTTAGCAGGATCAACATATTTTATTGTTGCACCTTCTGATGTATTAAATTCATTTTTAACAGCACCAATACCAATAACAGTTAAATCATGATAAACTCTTTTAAGTATGTTCTCATAGTTATTGCCATCCATTAAAACCTTTAACGCTTGCTCTTCTGCTATTTCAATGCTTTGCTTGTAATTAAGCTGCATATGTATTTCAAGCTCTTCAGTTGTTTGTGGTACTTCTTCTTGGTTATTTTCAAACAAATTAACACCAAATCTTTGTAGCACATTATTGCTAAAATCTCTAGTGTTCATGTCTCTCATGATAGACTCTACATAAGCTGTTCTTTGGTTAACACCGTATGGATCTTGTGAGTACGCTTTTATATCATAAGTTCTTTCAGCAATACCATTTACTACTATATCTACAAACTTAGGTATGATAGGTACTGGCTTCCAGTCTAAATTAAGATAAGACAAATCACCGTTAATAGATAATTCATCTTTATATTTTTGTATTGACTGCTCCCCTCGAGCGTATAGTCTAAGTTTATGAAACTCAGCTTGATTAATATTATACCTATTGTTGTTTTTATCTTTTCCAAACCATTCGCTTTCAATGGCTTTAGCTACTTTTAAACCGTATTCAGCACTAGCTTTTTCAGCATCACTAACTACTTGACTAGGAAAATAACCTTTTTTACTCATATCTATTTTATTATTTGTGATGTAAATCCATCATTATTATATCTTGCAAAGTTTACATTTACTTTTGCTTTATGTGTTTTTGAATTAGGCGTATAAAGGTGTCTATTGCAAGCCATAATCGCAAGCCCGCTGCTAATAGTAGCATCAAACCTAGTACGCTTAGTAATATCAAATTTCGCCCAATCATTTAAAGTCCTGTTAAAATACATGTTACCACAACCACCGTCTGACTTTAAACCTACATTTTCTTGTATATACGTTTCAATAGCTGCCGCGTGTGCTTGTTTAATATCTTCACTGGAGTTTGGTATACCACCTATTTCTTTTTCAGTAACAGATAGCTTGTTCCATACTTTATCAGGTCTATTCATTGAATACCCTCTGTAACCTCTTCTTCGTAAGTAATACAACAAACGCGGTTTATTATTTTCTGCAAGTACAGGCATACCATAAAAAACCAATGACATCAAAACATCTTCAAAGAATATCTCAGCAGTTTGAGGTCTCGCCACGTACTCTAAAAAAAACTGACTAGGTGGTGCGTCTTCCATACTAAACTTAGTTAAACCATGTAAAGCACCGTTTGAACCTACGCCATCAACTGTTCCTGATATATCGTAACTATCACAACCAAAAGCACCCATATGCTCATTGCCTGGATACTTTGTTCCATTTCTTTCAATAAACTTATTTTGTAAATTAGTAGGTGGTACCCAGCTAATTCTAAATCTACCTTTGGGATCTGGATAAAACATAACGTTTGTATCTTTTACACCATTGACCCATTGAAAATTACCAATAGATATACCGTTGTTAGCTTCTTCGTTAAAGTCTATTTGCTCGTATATTTTTACTAGATTAAATATACTATTATTAGCTTCGTCTCTAAATGCGTGTTCTTCAGTTCTTGGAAACTGACGGTAAAACTCATTTAAAGCATCTTGATCGTTTTTTAAACCTTCTGCTTCATTTTGCCAGTGATCTATAACGCCAGTATCAATAATGTCATTGTGTGGGCCGTTGACCTCGTTATCTGGTGTATCAAACACAGGTAAGCCATACTCATCCATAAATCCTTCATAGTTCCACTCCATTGGTATAAAAAACGAATATAGTCCTGAAGCTGTTTGGCCATTTTTATTTCTTTTAGTTACGTCAGAGTTATAATATAATTTTTTAAAATTATCACCACCTTTGTCTAACGCGTTACAAGTACTACCCATCATGCATTTACCTATAATTCTACTACCTAACCTTAGAGTTGTTTTTGTTACTCTCCAGTTATTTAATATATTATCTGGTCTTTCCCACTTACCTGATTCATCATGAGCAAGAAGTTTTAATTTCTCACCGTCATATGAATTATCACCGGTGTTTTTCCAATCGATAGTCGTATCAAGACCGGTAAGTTCTTCTGGTTGATCACTGGCAGCGATGGTAAGCTTTCTTCTTGTAAGCTTAGACGCGGGTACTCTGTACGCCAACTCTGTCTTCGGTCTGTCCATTCCATCCTGTATAGGTTTGAAAAAGAAAGGATAGTTGACTGATATTGGTACAACTTTGTCTGTGAACATCTTTTTAGCATCGGCACCAGACTTAGATAATATACCGAATCTTGCGTCTGATGATATTGTGGCAAGGTTAACGATTTCACCTGAGGCCATAAATGAAAAACCAGATCGTCTGTTTTTAAGGTAACACATACCATACGCTCTCGTGTCTGCTTTGCAAGCTTCCCAGAATATAAAGAATAATCTATTTGCTTCTCTAAAGTCAGGGTGTCCAACATCAATCTTTGACCATTGGAGGTACATGTAATGAGTACCAGTAACATAAGTAGCAATACCCTTGTTATAAAACCAGAAACCGCTTTCTCTTCTTTTAAATTCATCCTCTATATAATCAATGTACTTGCTTTTAAATTCGTCAGGATACTCTCTCCAATCAAATATTGATTTTATCCTATTAAGTTCTTTTGGATATGGCGTTACTTGCCATTTATCTTTTTCAAACTTATGTATTTTTTTTGGCTGCTTAGGTAGTGCTATTTGTAAGTTTTGTATTTCTACTATATCACCTATCATACCTGTTTTAGATATAACAACAATGTCATGTTCTTTATTATATCCGTATTTCCACTTTTTGCTTTTGTTTAACCTATTAACCGTAGTTAACTTAACTGGTTGAACAATTTTATATAATGTTTGTTCGTACATTACTTAGATCTTCTTTCTGCAAAACCACCAAAAGATTCTTGTTTATCTTCTTTCGCCACACCATCAAGCATATTCTGTTCGTCTTGTATTTTGTTTAATATTTCAAACGCATCAAATATAGCGAGCTTTTTAGTTGCTGCTGCATTTTTTAATCTGTCAGCTGATATGTCTTCGTCTGTGTCTACTATTTCTTCTTTGGCAACTTTAATTAATTCATCAACCGCCTTATAACCAGCTTGGATTATATTCTTCTTCTTGTCCTTGATATTCATATTTAATTGTAATTGAATTAGTTAATACTCTATATAACCTCTCGCGATCTATAACAAACTCAAACTTGCTATACGGACTAAAACCCACTAAGGTGTTTTCTGTTAATCCTAACGCTTCTAAGGAGTTATTTGAATATTTTAAAATACCTACCAATTGTTGTTCTTTATTACCATCAAAATTATCATACGGTTTTATTGGCTTAACAAAGCAATAATCATCTGGTGCTAACCATTCATCTTTATGTTTATATAAAAATATCTGTTCACTAGATACGCAGTATGTATTTTCATCTATAAAGCTTCTACTATTTTTTTCATTACCATGAGCGTCATACCATCTTCTAAATACATTATGGTGAAGAATTACTTCATCACCAATTTGTATATTAGTTTTACCAACGCTAGGTAACGCTTTTACAATACCAGTTCTATTTATCATTAAATGGTCTTCAATTGAAGCATTTAATATAAGTTCTGTATCACCAACTTGCTTAGTGTTGTTGTAGCGTTTACCTTTTGGTGTTATGATAAAGTCAAATAAACCTCTCAATACTCTAAGTTATACTCGACTGATATTGCCATGTTTTTATTAAAGTCTTTCCATGGTAATACGTCTTCATTTTTTTTAATAAACACACTGTATTTGTCTTTACCATCTATGATATCACAAATAGTGTGCCCGCCATAAACCTCTTGACCTACAGAGTAGTGCATAGCATCGTTCTTATAATCTTTGCCAACACTAATTTTTCTTATTAGTTTCATCTTCCTCTATTTTTTGATATTCACCTGAGTTAACATCAATGTTCAACTTATCACCGTTACCGTACAACACATCCATCTTCTGATGAAACTCTTCTAGTTGTCTCTGTAAATTTATAATAGCTTGTGCTATTACTACCTTTTGTGTTTCTAAAGTACCAAGTCTAAGTTTAGCTTGGTTTATATTTGAAACTTTTTCTTGTAGTTCTTTTAATTCGTCTTTTTTTATTCTCATTATATTAAATTTTATTTTTTATTTTTTGGTTTTCTGCTATCAATAAACCAATTTTTATATTTATCTCTTTTAGCAGTTATGTATTCAAAGTACTTATCAACTTTTTCTTTCCAGTTTTTATCTATTCTAGGACATATAACTCCTGACTTAGGACTTGAAAAAACTTTGTTGATATAATTTCTTGCATCATGCTTGTTATCAAATAAATGATTACTAACACAATAAAAAGATCCATAAAATATATTGTTCCATACATCAAATGGTTCTATGTCTTTACCTAACACACTTGCATATACAGCACTTTCACTTAAATGCGTTGTGTAAACTTTCTTAGACTTTTGTATGTAGTAATACATGTCCATCTCTCTTGGCAATACGTTTTCCTGCCCAAATAAATCTTTCATCTCACCAATTATCTGATGGGTTGTTATCGGGTGTGGCTTAAATAAAACGTTACCTTTGTGTGTTCTTTGTATATGCCTCATTTTATTCAAACAACATCTGTCTTTTAATTTGTTTGAACCTGGAAGTATTACTAAGTAATCTTTAGCTGGCCACTTTCGGTAATCATCTAATCTATCTTTGTACTTGTTAGCTGTATTATCTGTTATGTTGCTTACAAAATAAGAAGCATAATCTAAAACTTCATGATCTTTATCATTAAACGCATCTGGTAATTGTGCGTCTCTTATTTTGAAGTTCATTGGCTGTAAATAAAAACACGTTGCCAACTCTGTGTATGCCATTGTTTTGAAGTAAGGCATTTCCTCTGCCATTACATCATAAGCATACTCTATTCCGTTTTCGCTACACTTTCGTATAACGTAACCTTCTACTTGCTCTAAGTAATCGAGCTTATCATTTTTTTGAAGGTGCCCTATTCTTTCTTTAAGGACCTTCCTATTAAACATTTCCATATTATTAAATTAAATTTAAATTTCTTTATATACTATTACACACTTTTAATCTTTTCTAACTAGGTGCCAACGCTGTTGTAGTCTACCCTGTCAGTATTGTAATCTGCTCTTGTAGTATTGTAAAAAGCTACAGTAGTGTTAAATGTTGTTGTTGTATTAAATACTGTGTTAGTACTTATAACAGTATTAGTTGCTCTGTTGGTACTGTAAGTTGTTGTAGTAGCTCTATTAGTTGATACCACCGTTGTTGTGTTAGTTGAAGTGTTGAAAGTTGTAGTTGTACTTCTGTTTGTTGTGGTTGTAGTGTTAAACACAGTAACAGTTGCTGTTGTAGTATTGAACGTAGTGGTTGTAGCAGTGGTAGTATTAAACACTGTATTAGTACTTCTGTTTGTTGATACTACAGTGTTGGTAGCTTTGCTTGTTTCATATGTAGTTGTAGTGGCTCTGTTAGTTGACACAACAGTACTTGTAGCTTTTTCCGTAACAGTACTTGTATTAAATACCGTTGTTGTATTTCTATTTGTACTTATAGTAGTTATAAATATTGTAGTTCTTGACGTATTAAAAGTAGTAGTTGTGTCAATGTTTGTTTCGTATGTTGTACTATATATAGTTATAGTATTAGTACTCGTGTTAAAAGTGGTTGTAGTAGCTGTGCTAGTGTTAAACGTTGTTACCGTAGCTGTTGTTGTATTAAATACCGTTGTTGTATTTGTTGACGTATTAAACACAGTATTAGTTGCTCTATTAGTTGACACTACTGTATTTGTAGCTTTACTAGTACTCGTCGATGTATTAAATATGGTGGTTGTACTAGTGTTTGTATTATACGCAGTTGTTGTACCTCTTGTAGTATTATAAGTTGTTGTAGTATCTACATTAGTTGAGTATGTTGTTGTATATACCGTGATAGTGTTGGTTGATGTGTTAAAAGTTGTAGTGGTATCGATATTTGTAGAAACTGTTGTGCTTGTTGCTCTATTTGTACTAACTACAGTACTAGTTGCTTTTTGTGTTACAGTTGATGTGTTAAATACAGTAACGGTAGCTGTACTAGTATTAAAGGTAGTAGTTGTTGCTCTATTTGTTGATACGGTTGTTGTCGTATTAAATGTGGTTGTAGTACTAGTATTAAA